TGACTGCCCTAGCTTCTGCGAGTTCTTACTACTGCCGCGCACATACGGGACTTCAATCTCGCCTTTGTTCAGCTTTGCCCAAAAGCCGCGCCGCTGTTTCGGTGTCCAGTACGGCGCTTGTGGACGTGGCTTATGCTGCGGATACTTGGTAAACTCGGCTTTAATGTCGAGCGCCGCCGCCGCTAACCCTAGCTTGAGGCCACGTGCGTTCATCGCGTTCTTAAGCGCCGCCTTTAGCCCGTCGTCGTCAAGTTTCATGCGTCACCATTAGGCAAACAAAAAGCCGCTATTTAGCGGCTTTTCAGATTAGTTAGGTACAGTCTATCTAGTCATCTTGCGGCGGCTTATCGAGCACCGCTTTGATGATCTTAGACGCGATGGTAAAGTGCCACGTTGCCTTCGCAACATTCTTTTTATCCGACTGGATATACAGCAGCTTGCCGCCGGGTTCCTGTCCGATCACGTTGCCCGTGTGAACCAACTTAAAGCGGTCGATATAGGTGATATGCCGACCATCCCATTTGCTTGGTTCAATGATGATTTCTTGGTGTTCCATATAACCTCATGTGGCAAAATGCTGTTTACAGCATAATCCCGAATTGGTTTTATTGTCAACCACCTTGATCCAATCGACCTAAAATCTCAAGGAAGTTTTCGCGCTTCTCCCGTCGTGCCGATGCAGACGCGCTGTAATCGCCACTGCCCCGCATCTTCTCAGGGGCGCTGTACTTGGTGCGATTATTCTTCTCTGTCAGCACCATGTTTAGATAGCCGTTATCCGCCGCTTCATTCAACCGCCGTCGCTGGGCATCCGTTAACCGAACCCCGCCAACATCAGCCGCGCTCAAAATGGCCTTTGCTTTGTAGGCGTAATCGCGGTTGTAAATGCTTTCGAGTTCAAACGGATCAGTGATGCTGAGACCGCTTGCATTTAATCGCTCTTGCACCATATCGAGCAGATACGACTTGTTATAGTTGACCATGTACCGGCTCTCGTTTAAGAACACATCCGCCTGATACTTGACGTTTTCCTTGTTGACTTCCCACTTATCGGTGTCGAAATTGATATTCAACAGCGCGTGTTCAAAGTCATCATCGTCAATACCCTTCAACGCGCGGGCTAACGCGCCCTCACTCTGGTCGAGAAACACATTCAGACTATCCGCTGTCCGTCCCGGCGTTCCGGTGTCAGCGGGAATGTCTGCGCCATACGGCATAACCACGGGCGCGTTTGATGTGCCGGTGGGCGTTTGAATATCGTCCGGTAAGACGGTCACGTAAGAAATTCCACAGCGGCATCGCGGATGCGCGGGCGGCAAATCTTCCCACCCATCACCCTGTTTTTTGCCGTCACGTGGGCCACAAATGGAGCAAGTGCGAGAGTCATTTGCCGTGTTCCAAACAGCGACTAATTCAACGCCCTGCTTACGCAATTCCTCTGCATACGCACGTTCGCCTTGTGCCGCCGCCCGTGTCGTCTCCGTAATCGCGATACTCTCAGCACGTCGCACACCAAATGTACGTGCTAGTCGTGCCTGTAAATCGCCTAACGTCAAACGGTCGTTATAGAAATCGCTCACACTCGTTTGAATAACCTGTCGGCTGTTATCCGTAATCCCGCGTACTAAATCATTGGTTGCAGTACGCGCCCAATCAGCCGCCCGTTTATTGATTAAGTCCCACTCGATACCAGCGCTCGTGCTATCCACCATCGCATCAGCCGCGTCATGAAACACGGTCTCTAGTTGCGGCAGTAAAGCACGATCATACATCCCCTCTATCTCGCGCCATGTATCCGGTGTCAATTTGTCAACACTTGGCGTATCACCTAATATTTCGGCGATCCGTTCCTGCGCCTCTTTATTGACCTTGCCGATGACACGCGCCATACGCGCCTCGATTGTTTCACGGTTGCGTAGTGCTGGCATTATGGATAACTCGCCCATTCCATCGCGTCTGCGAAGATATGCTTAATATCCGCCGCATCTTTTACGGCTTCCAACGCGCCCTTGATACTTTCCATCAGTGTCGGGCGGATAACGGCGCTCTCAAAGTCAAGCGCCTTTGCTAGTTTGCCTTCTTTGAGCCGCTTAGTTGCCACCGTCTGCCAGCGGGCTAAATCCGCGTTGACGGGCGTTTCGACGGGCGTGTGTATGTGCGCCTTCACTTCTTCCGGCGGCGCGTCCTGCTGCGGCTCTTGCACGGTTGGGGCGGTTTCTGTGACCGGAGTTACGGGTGGCGGCGGTTCAGCCTCTAATGGCTCATAACCGATTTCCTCACGAACCTCGTCTTTCGTCAGCACGCCAGCGGTGACGAAGGATACCAGCGCTTGCGCTTGCTGTGACTTCTGCAACTGGTAGATTTCCATCTGTTCCCAATGAAAGGCGAAGTGATAGCCTAACGGGTGAAACAGCATGTTATTCAGCGCATACTCAAACCGTATCCCGTCCGGTCGCACCGTCTTATCGTAGAAGTGCAAATCGTCTTGTAACGCGGTTGCATAATTCGCCGCGTTACTGAATAACACCGTTTGCGGCACACCGAGCGCGGTGGCAATATCCTCGCGTTTCGTGTTGTTGAGTTCCGGCGCGGCTAAATCCTTCGGCGGCGAACCGAGCGTTGTAGCCTTAAAATCACCCTGCACAACTTCGACCGTATGCGCATTCTTCGCCCCGCGCCCGGTAATCTTTTTGATCCATGACTTGAAAAACGCGCGGTCAACTTCCTGCACCTGCCCCGTTGTTGAAATCAACGTCGGCATCAACGCGCCGTTCGCAAAGTAAGATGCGGCGTAGGTGTCAAGGTTGC